TTATTCCATGTACTAGAAGTTGCTGGTATTTTTGAAATATCTACATCTACATTTCCTCTTGAAATATATTCAAATGAAAATGTAGGTAATGAATTATTACCATAATAAATTTGTTCTGATTTGACACCTTGTGTTAATATACCTGTTAGTGCACGTGGCCATTGTTCTACTTGATTTGTATCTCCATATGAACAATGATTTACTGATGATAAATTATATGAATTACTACCATATGCTGGATATACTGATGAAGGATCTGATACAAGGGTTCCAATATTTGAATCAAAATAACAATTGAATATAGCATTCAAAAAATTAGTTGGTTTATTTTTGAAATCACTTTTAGTATCATTGGGATTTATATGTGCATATATTGTTGACCCATTACCAGTATCTACACAATTTGTATATGTACATTGCCATGGTTCTAATAAACTTTTTTTATCACCTAATTGACAAGGATAATTAAACTTAATACTATTTATTTTATTTTGACAGTATGCTGACATTGCTTCTGTTTTTTTATTTTGTGCAGTTGCACCAAATTGACAGGGCAAGTCGCCTTTTGGTAATGGGTCAACAATATCAAATCCACATCCACAACCACCAAAATAAGATGATGGTGCATTATGACCTGAACCAGTATAATCATATACATTTGTTAGAGTTTTTTGTATAGTGGTTGGATTGGGTGCATAACTTATTGGAAGTCTTTTTAATTCCCCAATCCAATATAATTCACTATATGCAATAATAAATCCTGATGGTTGATAAATACCCGAATCATATTGTTGTGATAATGGAAATGAGTCTGATGGTGAAAGACCTGCATCGGAAGCCTTAATTTGAATAGGATTATTTAAACTTCCAAAATATATTTCAGGAAAAGGCGAAACATCTAAATAACTTAACATTGTTGCTGGAACTTGAAATTCAGTTGGCCAAGAATGTGTCTTAGATCCAACTGAAAGACTTTTATTTAAATCAGACTCTTTATTATACATATAAGGTAACCCCCCTCCTTGTGAATCATTTTGTGGCCACATGCTTCCCTGTTTATTTATGTCGTTTGTTTCATCAAATATATCATACCCCACATATTGGTCGGTTCCAATGTGGTCTGCATTTAAATCAAATGATCCTACATTATAATTAATATATCCTATACCATATTTACCACTATTACCCCAGTTTGGATATGTCATTTCACCGATTCCATCTGGTGGATCTGAACCAGATGGATCTGGTAATGTATGACATGGATTATTAACTCTTAATGATTGAGGCATATACATATCAAATAACCATTTCATATAGCCTTTACCAATTAATAATCCCGGTTTACCACCATACCCAATATATCCTCCTTGTAAATTATTACTCCATCCTTTCATATCTACTTTCAACCCCGCTAATGTTATTTTCAATACTCCATTTGGATTTTCTCCTATTGGTATAAGATTATGTACATCATTTCCAACAGGAGGCCATGGATAAGGATTTTTGCTTGAACCATTATAATTTCCCATATCTTCTTTATCAATTGCAATTTCTGCAATAGATCTTGAACTAACAGAATTAATATATGCAACAAGTTCAAACGCTTGTCTTAAATTATCTTTTGGATAATATGTTCTTTGAACTGTAATATCGTGGTCTTCAAAATACGATTTATATGAAAATGGTGGATAATTTTGAGGAAAATATCTGGCTTTCTCATTATAAGATGATACTGTTGTACTTGCAACCGTTCCCATTACTGATTTTTGTGCATATTCATTAACAACTGGACCAGCTGTAGGATTGGTTTTGGTATTAATAGGAACACATGGCAATACATCTATTTTTGATGGCATGTATGATTTACCGTCTTCTTTACAATCAACTGCTGTTAAACCATCTCCTCTTTGTATGTTATTTGAATAATTTAATGATTCACCAATAAATTTTATTGGAAATCCATTAGGATCACCATAAGGTAATCTAAATAATGCTTCCCCTCCTTTATTAGTATCAATATACCATCTTTGGTCAACAATTGATATAGATGATGCATCTGTCAATGCATTTGCCGATATTGGTTCTCCTGATTCATCTAATAATATTTCATTTGAACAATGATCCATTATAAGAAAATATAATTGTTTGTCTGTTAATCCCACATCTCCCTGTTTTGTACTTATTCCTTGACCAACGCTTCTTGACTTAGTATATGATGTTTTTAATAAATCGGCTAATGCATTCAGTGTATCAGCTGGGTTTGTATACTTTGAATATTGTCCCCATGCATATTTTGGATCCAATGTAATATTAATTCCAATTTTAACTTCTGGTGGCAAACGCTCAAACAAGAATGTTGAAACCCATGGTACAAAATAATTGAAATTGTTTTGAGAACGGCAAGTCCATCTGTAACGTATCATATCTTTCTTCAATGTTGGGAATTCTTTTGAATTATCAGATGGTGCCTTATATTCTATTAATGTATTTAAATAAGAATCTGGTAAAATTTTTAATGTATGTTGATAATTTGCCCCACTTTTTGGGTTACCTGGCGATGATTCAATTACACGTGTGTTTGCATTGGTAAGAGCTGGTACATATCTCCATGCATTTGGTTCAAATATTGGTGCAACTAATATTAAATTATTATTAGTAGTAGAATCAATTTGCGACCAATTAGTTAATCCACCTGATAGCCCCGTTCCAGTAAACCTCGCCGAACCAGAATCAACTGTAATAGTTTTTTCTGTAATTTCTGTTATTTCACAGCTAATATAATCTGCCAAATCTGTACCTGATTGATAAAATCCAACAGACCATCCATATTGGATATGTCCAGCCAATGCCTTCATAATACCAATTGGACTTGTTGCATATGCTGACTTTATAATAACAACCCCATCTGTTTGCAAATCAGCAACACTACCTGTTGCATAAGTAATAGTTAATGACCCACCTATTGGACCAGTGTTAGGTGTATAAGTTGCTGAACGTGGTGCTTGAAGTGGAATAAAGTTTTTTGGCAGACTGGAATGGAATGATCCTAATGTCGTATGTAAATTATTTATTTTTTTAGCATAAGAATTAGTCAGTGCTAATAATTGAACAAGACTTGATGTATTTGTTGGTTGATTAACAACTTGTATTAATTTATATTCAATATCTAATGAATCATTTTCCCAATAATGAAACCATAAATATCCTGCCTTCCTTCCCCAATCTGTATCTGCTGTAAGTCCACGTCCTGGATATATTGTTTTATCTGGTGCCATGTAATTAGGATTACAATAACCATATGCAGGATTTCCTGGGGAACCAACCAAAAATACACACGTTTTAATACGATTTTTAACAATAAATGTAATATATTTATCACAATATGCCATAAATTCTTCTGGTGTTAATACGGATGAATGATCATCTGTGCCTATATTTTTTGGCGGAGATAAGTGCCATGGTGTTATAATCATTCTATCATTTATAACTTGATAAGTATCTAAAATATCAGGTAAATAACTCATTTAATATATATATATATTATAAATATTAAAGTTTACTGGTTTAAATTAAAACTATTTGTTCTAACTTTTGAAATAATTACATAATTGCCCTGGACTATCATTACTAGATGCACCTGCAATTAAAATCATGAATAAATTTGAAATAGAAACATTTAAATCTAGGTATTGTATCAATTGATTGGGGGAGGTGAATTAAAACTATTTGTTCTAACTTTTGAAATAATTACATTATTACATAATTGCTCATCACTCTCTGCACTAGATGCACCTGCAATTAATAAGTAATCTTTCTTAAAATCATGAATAAATTTGAAATAGAAACATTTAAATCTAGGTCTTGCATCAAATGATTGGGGAATAGATTCTAATACTTTTGTTAATAAATCTCTATTTAAAATCATCTCCCTCAACTGATGATAATTAGCAGTATTTGGTACATTTAATTCTGCATTCAAAATATCAACAACCATTTTATTTGTTACAACAATATCAGAATAATGTGATGGATTTGCTGTTATAATAACATTATCAAAATTAATAAATTTATAAACAAAACAATAACATTTATGATTGTACCAATTCCATTGCCCATATCCTTTAATATATCCATTTAAATTATCATTTATTTGTTTACCGTGTCTTATTATTAGATCATAGTATGGTGTATTATTCATTATATATAATACTAATAAAAAAAATATATATTAATCTTTTTATAAAAAAATATTATTATGCACATCCACCAATTTCCATTGGACGTCTGTTAACATCTGGTTCAATTGTACTCTGTTGCCACGGAGAAACAGAAACTTGTGGATTAGGTGGTTCTGATCTTAACTGCATGTTAGCATTTCTTAATGTCTGTCCAACTGTATTAACCCCTACATGATGCCCCGATTGTAAAAAGTTTTTACCTTCAAGAGAACCACTACTTGATACTGGGTATGCATTATTCCAATCATTTACATCATTGGTTGGCAATAACTCGCTTGGAGTTAATTGTTGTTTAGGATAACATGCAGATTCTGTTGCTTCCCTTGCCTGATTTTCTTGTGAAAGAATATTTGAATTACTGTCTACTGGTGCGGGGCCCTCATTATCAGCATCAAGAGCAGGTCCAGGTGAACCATTTGATGAATTATTATTCATTAATAGTTGTTCACCATCATCAGATACACTGTCAAGTGTCAATGCTCCTTCATTTGGGATTACTCCTTGCTGACTTAAATAATGAAGACCAGCCAATACTGCGACGACCGCTAATACAACTCCTAACATTTTTGTAATATTATGCATTTTATATATATACTACAAATAAAAAAAATTTTGCAAATTTTAACCTAATATTTTTTTTCCTCGTTTTGTTTTAATTATACGCCTTATTTTTTTTTTATTTTTTTTTATGGTATGTTCTAATTCTTTTTCTACTTTTTCTACTTTTTCTACTTTTTGTTCTAATTCTTTTTCTACTTTTTCTACTTTTTGTTCTAATACTTTTTCTACTTCTTCTACTTCTTGTTCTAATTCTTGGATATCATTAACATATAATACTAAATTTTCTTCATCATTTTTATTAAATATTTCGTATTGGTGATTATATTCATCATCTGTAACAAAATTAATCATTTCCCATGAACTACTAAATTGTTGACTATCAATACTTATTCCATTATATCTAAAACATGGCGCAATTTTTGATTCATTTACAATTAATTCATGGTTTTCTAATTTTATTTTTTTATTTTTATATGGAATTAATACCTTAATTAAAATTTTATCCTTTGACAATCTAACAAATGGTTTTAAATAATCCTCAACAACATCCAATGGCATTTTTTTCCTAAACCATGCAAAAGAATTTTTAAATATTTCACATATATTTTTTTCATCCATATCAACAAAAAAATGATATAAATCATAATCTTTTTCATTGTCTAACTCAAATATAATATAACATCTATTCTCACTTATCTTGATTTCTGAACAGGTTAATAAATTTGTTGATATAATTAACTCAGTGTGAGGTTTAATTAAATATTTTGAACCAACTTTAACTGGATTTTCATATATAATATCAGCGACATTAACTTTAATACAATCGATTGATTCTAATTCCATTATATTATAATTCCATAAAAATTATAAATTCATCAAACGCAAATTATTTTAGTTAATTTAACAATACATCCTGTCCCATTATTATATCTCCACAATCTATCAAATACAATATCACATATTGCTTTATCATTTTTTTTAAATTCATAAATAGTTTTTAATAAAAATTCTTCATTATTAACAATTTGACAATTTGGTCTATCATATTTCATTTCAATTTTAACTACTATATATGGTTCATGATCTTTATATTTAACAATACAGCTTTTATATTGGTCTGGGCTAACACCCAATTCCTCCATATTTTTTTTTTCTAATTCTAATATTGCATCGTGTAATACTTTCATTTTTAAATCATTTTTAATATTTGTAAATTCCAATTTTAATATTGTTTTACCATAATAATCTTCTGTACCAAAAGGGAGTCTCATAACAGGTGTTCTAATTTTTAGTTTATTTTTTCCATATCTGAGATATAATTTTGAATCATATTTAACATTTTCTAAATTCATTATATTATTATTATTATAATATTGTCTCGTTTTTAACTAATAAACTTTTTATAAACAATATAATAATGATTAATGATATAACTAATAAAATTGTAAAAAAAAGTTTAGAATATTTCCTAATAGAATTACAAAAAGATGGAAATCAAAAACTTATAAAAACTTATCTTGTTGATACCACTATTTGCTATATTTTAGAAAAACTTTCACCCTATATAATGATAACTTTTACAATATTTATATTATTATTGCTATTGATGATAAGTATAATGGTTTTATTATTAAAAAACAAATCAACACTTTAATGTTAACAATATTTTATTAATTTGTTCTTTAACATTATCATTCTCTACATCGCCATCTATAATATAAACCGGAGTATTAATATTTTCTGGATTTAAATATTGTTCATGTTTCATATGTAATTTTTGTAAATAATCTAATGGTATTAAATCTTCACTTTTTCTATTTCTTAGTTTTATTCGTTCAAAACAAACTTGTGGCGATGTTCTAACATAAATGCAAATATCTGGTTTCCATGAAAATGATTCATAATATTTATTCATTAATTCATATTCTCTTTTCGTCAATAATTTGTCTTCATATAATAAATCTCCAAATATATAATTACAACTGTAAGGAGACCTTTCTACTATTGTTGTTTTATTTTCTAAGAATTTTCTATCCATATGATCATGCATTACTCTCATTTGAAAACTAAATGCATGATATTTTGGATTTTCATAATAAACTTTTAACCATCCTTCGGCTTTCCATGTTTCTATATTTTCATGTTTTACTATGTATTTGTTTTTTAAATAATCAAGTTGTGTACTTTTGCCACTACCGATATTTCCTTCTATTGATATAATCATATTATTAAATGATTATATTATTCCATATCTAAGTAAAAATCATTTTTTTACCCTAATACATTATCACCATAGTAATCAACAAAACTACCAATTGTTATGCTATTACTTGTTCCTCTTACACCATAACATCTTGAATCTTTATTTGTTTGTAATAAATTTGCATGTTTATTATTATATTTTTTAAAATTCATTAAAATTTTTAATAATCTGGTAAATATATTACTTGATGAACATAATCTAATAAAAGTCAAATGTTGTTGATAACCTGATATTGATTGTCCTTTATACATACAATCCCATGTAATAAAAAAATTTCCATATTTTCCAGCAGTTGTTCCATTGGTTATATTTATAATATTGTAATTTTTTGTATAAAAATCTAAAATGTTATTTCCTGCATTTGTTTCTATAAAACATTTATTTAATATATAAGTAACCTTTTTAGATGAATTGATACCAGTTGGTAAAAAATTATTAAAATTTGTTGTTGAATCAATTAACATTATATTTAAAACGTATATTTTATTTTAATATATGGATACAACACAAATAATTTATACAAACATATTTGAACTTGCTAAAAAAGTTTACAAAAATTTAGGACCTGGTCACACTGAATTTATATATCATAGGGCAATGGAAATTGAACTAAGACTCTCATCAATTAATTATGAAACTGAAAAAAGAGTAATTATTAATTATATTGATGAAAATCAAAATCATTATAGTATTGGAGAAGAAAGAATCGATTTATATTTACGATTAGAAAATAATATTGAAGTTATTGTGGAATTAAAAGCAGTTATAAATAAACCAAAAGAGTTAGAATATGCACAACTTCGTAAATATTATAGAGAATTGAATAAAATCAATATAAAGCCATTGCATGGAATTTTAATCAATTTCCCACAACCAGGTGTTAAATCAGCAAGAGAAGATATTGATTATTATGAAATATTATTCTAAATAATATATATAGAGAATGAATAAAGAAAACAATATTAGAACATATATTTTAGGGGTTTATTCACTGGACGAAAGATTAAAACTCACAACATTACCATTAAATGGTTGGATTCATCCTTGTATATATTGCGATATTCAAACATCTCGATACAAATTATTTTTTAAAAAAATGGATAGATATATATATTTTATTTGTAAAGATTGCAAAGATTATAAAAAAGAAGAAATATCTAAAAAATATCTAAAAATGCATAAAAGATTATATGAATTATAATTTATTATCTAAGGTGAAATAATGATACTCAGTGGTTCAATACTTTCCTCATCATCCCACTCATCATTATCGCCATCATTATCAAATAATCGATGAAATAAGCTAATTTGTTCTATCGACGATTGAATTGGAACTAAACTATTTTTTTCGTCTTTTTTACTTTCATTAAACAATGTTATTGTAAATTCGTCAGAACCAAATCCATAATCTACCTTAATTTCAATATCAACCCAGTCATCATCAAATTCTGTATTTTCAACATGATCTTCAAATTCATCTAAAAAATCTTTAAAGCTTTCTATCCGATTTCCATCAAATAAAAAAGAAAAATTTGTTATTTCTTTTTTATCAAAAATTGCTTCATATCTTGTTTTTTTGTGGATAAGAATTAATTCATATGAATTATTGTCATGTTGTTCAAAAATGAAATCGGTGTCGTAATTAATATGTGATTTATTGTCTAATAAATATCTTAGAGATTCAATTCCATAATCATTAATTTGAGGTTGTATATGGTCTGGTTTCAATAGATTATCTAATATTTTTATATCTACATCTGATAATACTTTATTATCATGTTTTATTATTTTCATTAAAATGTTTGTCATTATTTTAATGATATAAGGTATATAATATTTGTATTTTATTTCATTTTTTACTTTAACGCCAATGTCCATGAGGTGGATGATGTTTATGATGTTTTCTCCTTCCTCTTGTTGTAATTGCTGTTATTAATAACATTAAAATCATAAAAACAAATATAATTGGTAATAACAAAATTAACCATGCAATTGTGTGATGATTGTGTTTACATAACCAATATAGTAATACTGACATAACAATCATTCCAATCATATGTCCAATAAGATTGCCCATTACATGAGTTTGAATATCATTAACCTTGATATATTGATTTGTAACCAAGTAAGATGATATGATGCTTAATGATGTTAAAATTAAATATATTACTAATTGTGGACAGTTACTTAAATTCATTATAATAATTATTAATATTTTATTTATTCTAAATATGGTTTATTTGCCAATGAATAATGTTGTGGACCATAAAATAATTCTAATAGTTTACATTGTGTAATTTCTCCA